CTTTTACTTCTTGCTCTACTTTTTTTGTTTCTTCTTGTACCTGTTCCTCTGTTATTTCTTGGATCGGAAGCTCAACATCCGCGCTGGGCTTTTGTACTTGTTCTTCCACTTCAGGTATATCTCCGGTTTGTTTATTTTCAACCAGTTCATCTGTTTTAGGCTCTGAAACGGCATTATCTTCTTTTTTAATTTCAACTTTTGTAACCTCAGGAACAACCTCGCCTTGAGCTTCTGCAGCCGTGTTTGGTATATCTACTTTAGTTACGTTATCAATTTTACCTAAGTTTTTAGGTTTTTTAGGTGTTTTAATTTTAAATTCACCTTCTTGTTTTACTTGTTCTGACATAATATAATATAATAGTTAATAAATAATTTATTGCGGCTCAAATTGTTCTAAGCCAAAGCCATCTAGATTATCAAATCCAGCTGACTCAAAGTTTGTAGGTAGAGTATCATTTTTTCTTTGATCAATCATTTGTGATTGTTGTGAACCTACTATTTTTACTCTTTTATCTTTACGATCTTCTATTTCTTTTTCTTTAGTTTTAGCAGCTTGCATTTGAGCTTGAGCTAATTGTATATTGTAGTTAAACTCTTCAGCCATTAAAAGCTTTTTAATTTCAGCTTCTGTTTGCATACGCTGTATTTCAAACTGAGATTTAGCTTGCTCTAAATTTACTTTTTCTTGAGTTAAAGCTTGTTGCTTTTGTAGTTCAGCTAAGGCAGCTTGCTCAGCCGATTGAGCGTTAGCTTGAGCTTGAGCTTGTATATTAGCTTGCTGTGCCTGCTGATCTCTTTCTCTTTTTCTTTTTTGACTTAGCTTAAGGTATTGATTAGCAAGTTTTATATTTGTTATTTGTCTAATATCAATAGCATCTTCTAGACCTATTTGACCAGCTTGTAAAGCTATTTGAATGTTTTTTTCTAATATTTGTTTTTGTTCTTCTTCTGGTTCTAACTCTAAAAATATACCAAACTCATGCATACTTAAATCTTGTATTTCATTTAAAGTAGCTACGTTAAATGAGTTTATAGAGTTTAATAAAGCGGCTTTAGTTAAAGGATAATTTAACATATCGTTTATTCTCAAGCTTATATTTTCACAAGATCTAACAGTTAGATACATAAGCGACTGCAGTATGTGTTTTGTAGCTACGTTAGACGCGGCTGCAGCTAATTTTTGTAGACCTACTAATGAGTCTTTAGCTGGTTGACTACCATCTCTAGCTTCGTTTAGTCCAGTCACATCACGTATCATTTGTAAATAATATTGATACGTTTGAGTCAAAGCTTGTATTTTATTTATACCAGAAGATGATTGTAATTCTTGAATAGGTACTCTGCCTGGGTTCATATCACCATCTACAGTCTTAGATCTACCAACTATACTACCAGTTTGAAAATACATATTTAATGCTTCTTGTGGATTATATGTTGTTCCATTACCTAAATCAACTTCAGCTAAACCATCTACATCTACAAACACACCATCTGGTACCATGCGAGCTAACACCTGTTGTATTTTTAAGTGAGTAATTTGTATCATGTCTGCAAAACCAATACACTTGCTTACTAAACTTTCAATGCGTCCTTTGTACATGCGTGGCGCAGATATTACATAGTTCATTTCTACTTTAGTCTGATTGCTATAGGGTCTTGTCATATTTTTAGCAAGTTCCCATTTAAGCATTTTTTCTTGACCAAGTATCTTAGCGCCGCTATATAAAACTTCTATAGCTCTATGTACTCTTTCAAAGTTATCGTTTTCAGGTGGATTAAAATCACCTGGCTTTTCTAAAGCTTTTAATAAACCTTGATCTGTTTCTTTTATTTTAAATACCTGATTGTTGTATGTTTTGTATTCAAAATAAAGAACTTGTATGTTATTGTAAGTGTCGTCTTGACCGTAGTAGTTTCTAGTATAATTAGAATCACCTGGGTATTTCTGTATTTCTTCTAAGTCTTGATCTGTTAAATAAGGAAATTCTTTTTTGAGTTCTTCAATACTAACACTTTTAACTTCTCCAACGTAATATACGTCTTCAAAGTTTGGATCTTCTGTATAAGAATAAACCAAATTAGCAGGGTCTACATATTCCACAGTAACTCCATTTGCTAAATTAAAACTAGTTTTTACACAAGATATGCCTAGCACAGTTAAGTCATATGCTAATCTCTTTTTTATTTCTTCGTATTTATTATAATCTAAAACAGTTGATATAGCTTCTTCTTCAGCTATTTCTATGCTTTGCTTATAATTCAATTGAAGATATAAATCTAATTCTTCTTTACTTTCTGGTAAATTACTTGGATCTGATGTATTAAAAAGATCAACTCCTAAATTATCTTTTATAGAATTTAATAATTTCTTAGAGTTCATATCACGCATTATACCGCTAGCGTAATCTGTACGTTGTTTTAATGAATATGGATCTGTAGCAAAAGATTTAATTTCATAACCTTTATCTGTCATGCCATTCACAACAATATCTACAAACTTAGATAATACTGCAACTGGTTTCCAGTCTAAATTTAAATAAGATAAATCACCATTGATAGATAATTCATCTTTATATTTAGCTACAGACTGTTCGCCTCTAGCATACAATCTTAATCTATGAAAATCTTGCCAGTTGTTTCCAAAACGACCGCCAGCTCCTAATCCCCGATCACCTCTAAACCATTCGTTTTCAATAGCTCTACCTACTTGAAATCCGTAGTCTAAAGTATTCTTTTCTACATCAGGTACTACCTGGCTTGGAAAGGAACTATTAACGTTAGTATAAACCATTTATTTTATTATTTTTGAAGTACTACCAGTGTTATCATATTTACCAAAAGATAAATTAACAGGTTGATTTTGAACTTTATATATTGGTGTATATTTATTTTTATTACAAGCCATTATAGCTAAACCAGAACTAATAGACGCATCATACTTTGTTCTGTTATTTATATTAAATTTAGCCCAGTCTTCTAGTGTTCTTTGAAAATAAATATTACCATATCTATTTTGCCCCGCGCCCACGTAATCTTCTATATAAGATTCTATAGCAGCAGCATGTGCTTGTTTAATATCTTCGCTTGAGTTAGGTATACCACCTATTTCTTTTTCAGACACTGAAAGTTTATTGTAAACTTTATCTGGTCTATTAATTGAAAACCTTCTATAACCTCTACGTTTTAAATAATATAATAATCGAGGTTTATTGTTTTCTGCTAGTATAGGCATACCATAAAAATGCAATGCCATTAATACATCTTCAAAAAACATTTCAGCTGTTTGAGGTCTAGCTATATATTCTAAAAAAAACATATTAGCAGGAGCATCTTCCATACTAAACTTTGTAAGTCCGTGTAAAGAACCTTTAGATCCTTTGCCATCTACAGTTCCTGATATATCATAAGAGTCACAACCAAATGCCCCAATGTGTTCATTGCCAGGAAACTTAATATTATTTTTTAATAAAACTTTATTTTGTAGATGTAATGGCGGAACCCATGAAACTAAAAATCTACCATTATCATTAGGAGTAAACTCCACTAATGTATCTTTTATACCACCAGCCCATCTAAAAGAACCTTTAGTTACATAACCAGAGTTGTTTAAATCTTCATTATAATCTATTTGTTCGTAAATTTTACTTAGATTAAATAAAGACTCTTTTGCTTCATCTCTAAATGCGTGTTGCTCGGTTCGAGGAAACTGTCTATAGTATTCATTTAAACCGTCTTGATCATTTTTAAGACCATCAACTTCATTCTGCCAATGCTCTATAACACCTTGGTCGATAATTTCTCCATATGGCCCTTCAACTGGTTCTTCTGGTGTATCGAATACAGAGTGTCCATAAGAATCAATGAACCCTTCGTAGTTCCATTCCATAGGTATGAACAAAGAATATAGTCCCGAGCTAGTCTGTCCATTGCGGTTTCGTTTAGTAACGTCTGAATCTTCGTATAATTTTTTAAAATTTGCTCCACCTTTATCTAATGAGTTTGAAGTTGAGCCCATCATACACTTACCTACGATTCTAGAACCTAATCTAAGCGTTGTTTTTGTAACTCGCCAGTTATTTAATATGTTATCGGGTCTTTCCCATTTACCACTTTCATCGTGAGCTAGTAACTTTAATTTCTCCCCATCATACGAATTGTCTCCCGTGTTTTTCCAGTCAATTGTTGTGTCGAGACCTTCGAGTTCCTCCGGCCCTTGGCCTTGATCAAGTTTTCTTCTTGTAAGTTTTGACGCGGGTACTCTATACGCAAGTTCTGTTTTGGGGCGATCCATTCCGTCTTGTATAGGTTTAAAGAAAAACGGATAATTGACGGATATTGGTACAACCTTATCTGTGAACATCTTTTTAGCATCGGACCCAGATTTGGACAATATCCCAAACCGTGAATCGGAAGATATTGTCGCTTGATTAACCAGCTCTCCTGATGCCATGAAAGAAAAACCAGAGCGTCTGTTTTTGAGATAGCACATGCCATAACATCTTTGATCGGCTTTGCACGCTTCCCAGAATATAAAAAACAATCTGTTTGATTCTCTAAATTCAGCGGCGCCAACGTCAATTTTAGACCACTGCAAGTACATGTAATGAGTGCCAGTAATATAAGTAGGTTTATTTTTATTAATGAACCAAAAACCCTCATCGCGTCTTTTAAACTCCCCATCAATGTAATCATAATATTTTTCTTTAAAATACTCTGGCTTTTGATTCCACTCAAATACACTTTTAATTTTGTCTAGTTCTTTTGGATAATCAATTTTATTCCAAGTATTTTTTTCAAACTCATAAGAGTTATTTTCTTTTGGTAAAGCTATTTTTAAATTTTGTATATTATATACTTCACCTATTTGACCAGTCTTACTAATAACTATAACATCACTATCTTTGTCATAGCCATACTTCCATTGCTTATGTCTATTTTTTTTAGTAATAACTTTCTTACTTATATAATCAGGCAGTATTTCGTAAAGTGTTTGCGTGTAACTCATTTGGATCTACCTTCTGCAAAGCCTTTAAATGATTTAGCTTTTGTTTCTTGATTGTCACCTTCAAGCATAGCTTTTTCTTCTTCAATACGAGTAAGTATTTCAAATGCGTCAAAGATCGCTAATTTTTTAGTGGCAGCGGCGTTCTTAAGTCTATCAGCTGCAAGATCATCGTTTGATTCTACGATAGCTTCTTCTGCAACTTTAATAAGCTCCTCAACCGCTTTTTGCCCAGCTCGGATTATATTCTTTTTCGTCTCCTTTACGTTCATACTTCAAAACTATATCATTTAATTTCATACAATATAAGCGCTCTTTATTTATTAAAAAATCAAACTCACTATTTGGTTTGAAACCAACAAGATCTCCCTGGTTTATTCCTAGCGCTTCTAACGAACTATTACCTATTTTTAGTATACCTACAAGGCTTTGTTCTTTTTCGTTATCTAAAACGTTTTTACTTTTAATTGGCTTTACAAAACATCTGTCTCCAAAAGGTTTAAATCCAGTTTTGTTTTTATATAAATATACTTGATCTATAGAAACAAAATAAAGATCATCAAC